AAACGCGCCGGGAATCCCTGCGCTGGTACATCATCAAGACCCTGGACACCTCGCGCCCGGTAGATCCTCATGAGGCTATCGTGCTGTCCACCATTCAGGGCATCTATCCCGACGCCACCACCATGGAACTGCGTCGCGAACTCGACTACCTGGCCGACCGTAGCCTGGTGACGCTGGACAAAAAGCCCAACGGTGTGTGGATCTGCGGCCTGACCCACTACGGAGTCGACATTGCGGAATACACCATCGCCTGCAATCCAGGCGTTGCCCGCCCAGAAAAGTACTGGTGACCCCATGCCCCCGCGCAGCAAGGTTGCGAGTCTGCCTAAGTCGGTAAAAACCTGGTTCGACAAGGCCCTGGTCGAAAACAATTTTAGTGACTATGAAGCCCTGGCCGAAGAACTGGCGAGCCGTGGTTTTTCGATCAGCAAGTCGGCGCTACATCGCTATGGCCAGGACTTTGAGTCCAAGCTCTCGGCTTTGAAGATGGCAAGCGAGCAGGCCCGTGCTGTAGTGGAGGCGGCGCCTGATGAGGAAGGTTCGGTCAACGAGGCACTCATGCGCTTTGTTCAGGAACACCTGTTCAAGATGTTGCTGGCTGGAGATGACAAGTTCGACCCATACAAGATGGCCAAGGCGGTAGCCGAGTTGGGCAAGGTCTCGGTTGTGCAGAAAAAATGGAATGCCGAGTGGAAGGAAAAGGTTGAAACGGCGGCAGCTCGCGTTGATAAAATCGCCCAGAAAGGTGGCCTTACTCAGGCGACGGCCGACGAAATCCGGCGCGAGATCTTGGGGATGGCATCGTGAGCCTGCCCCTTGTCCTGGACAGCACTGCCACCTTGCTTGCCCCGGCAGCGCTGCTCGACTACCAGAAAGAGTGGATTGGCCTCCGTGCCCCGCTCAAGGTGGGCGAGAAGTCCCGGCGTATCGGTCTCACCTGGGCCGAGGCGGCAGACAATGTTCTGGTAGCAGCGTCAGAAAAATCGGCAGGTGGTCAAACCGTCTATTACCTGGGCTACAACCAGGACATGACCGTGGAGTACATTCAGGCCTGCGCCATGTGGGCGCGGGCGTACAACTACGCGGCCGAACAAATAGAAGAAGGCATCTGGCCCGATAGCGACCCCGACAAACACATCAAGACCTATACCATTGGCTTCCCCAGTGGGCACCGTATCGTCGCGCTGACCAGTCGCCCGTCCAACTTGCGGGGCCGTCAGGGTATTGTCGTAATTGATGAAGCCGCGTTCCACCAAGACTTGGCCGAGCTGCTGAAAGCGGCACTGGCCCTGCTAATCTGGGGCGGCGAAGTCCATGTGATTAGCACCCACGATGGCACCGAGAATGCGTTTAATGAGCTGATCAACGACATCCGTGCGGGTAAGCGGAAGGGTGTGCTGTTCCGCTGTCCCTTCCGCCAAGCCGTGGCAGATGGGCTCTATAAGCGCGTCTGCCTACGCAAAGGCATTGAATACAAGCCCGAGGAAGAAGCCGCATGGGTCCAGGACGTTTATGACTTCTATGGCGATGCGGCCGACGAAGAGCTGGACTGCGTACCGTCCCAGGGCGGCGGTGCTTTTCTTAGCCTGGCCCTAGTCGAACAGCGCAGTAACCGCAATGTACCGGTGCTGCGCCTGGCGTATCCGCAGGGTTACGAAACCATCGCCGAACACCTGCGCCTGGCCGAGTCCCTGGAGTGGTGTGAAGAGCATTTGCTCCCGCTGCTTTCGGCGATTCCGCTGGACGTTCAGAGCTTCTATGGCATGGACTTCGGTCGCTCCGGCGACCTCTCGGTCTTCTGGCCATTGCTCAAAGAACAGAATCTGCGCAAACGCACGCCATTTGTGGTCGAGCTGCGTAACGTCCCGTTCAAGCAACAACTCCAGATTAAGTTTTACATCATTCGTCGCTTACCCAACTTCCTCAAAGGCGCCGACGACGCCAGGGGCAACGGCTCGCAACTGTCGGAAGACACTGCCGTCGAGTTCGGCTTCAACCGCATTGAGCGTGTCATGCTCACCGAGGGCTGGTATCGCGACAACATGCCGCCGTTCAAGGCCGCCCTGGAAGACGACAGCTTCTATGACATCCCGGCTGACAAGGACGTGGTTAGCGACGTGCGTGCCTTTCGGATGGTCAAGGGCGTGGCTCGCATCCCCGAAAAGCGGACCAACGAAAAGGGCGAAAAGTCCGGGCCAAAGCGTCACGGCGACGCGGGTATCGCGGCCGTACTGGCCGAATATGCGTCCCGTCAGGATGTTGAGATTTTCGAATATCACCGCGTCCAGCCCGCCGCCCAGCATGATCGTGAGATCAAGCAAGGGGCTGGGTGGCGCTCTCAGAAAGGCATTTGGTAATGGCTCAATCCCGCATCGTCGACCAGTACGGTCATCCGATCCAGTACGACAAACTCACGCAAGAGCTGGCTGCAGCCCGCACCACCGGCATTCGCCAGATCTGGCACCAGTCGGTGGCTAACGGCCTAACGCCCCAGCGCCTGGCGAGTATTTTGCGGGCCGCTGCCGAGGGATCGGCCAATGACTACCTGACCCTTGCCGAAGAAATGGAAGAGCGCGATCTGCATTACGCCTCGGTGTTAGGCACACGCAAGCTGGCAGTGGCTGGATTGTCCGTTCGGGTCGAGGCAGCGAGCGACGATCCCGAGGACGTACGCCGGGCCGATCAGCTCAAGGAGCTGGTTGACTCTCCCGAGTTCGGAGAACTGCAAGCGGACCTGACCGACGCCATGGGCAAAGGCTATGCCGTCTCGGAAATCATGTGGGACCGTAGTGGTAAGACTTGGAATCCTGAGCGTTTTGAGCCCCGCGATCAGCGATTCTTCCAATTTGACCGTGAAACCGGCCGGGAGCTGCGCTTGCTCGATGAGGCTGATCCGATCAATGGTGTTGCCCTGGCACCGTACAAGTTCATTGTGCATCTGCCGCGTATCCGCTCTGGTCTGCCGATCCGGGGCGGTCTGGCGCGTCTCGCGGCTGTTGGATACATGTGCAAAGCCTGGACTTGGAAGGACTGGATGGGCTTTGCTGACATCTTCGGCATGCCGATGCGCGTCGGCCGATACGGCGCAGGTGCGAGCAAGGAAGACATCAGCACCCTGATGTCAGCGGTGGCCAACCTGGGCAGCGATGCAGCAGCAGTGATCCCGGACAGCATGCGCATTGAGTTTACCCAGGCCGCCAATGTGAGCGGTGCCGGGGACTTCTTCAAAGGGCTGGCCGAATGGTGGGATAAACAAGTCAGTAAGGCCGTGGTTGGCCAGACCATGTCCACCGATGACGGCTCCAGCCAAGCCCAGGCAACGATTCATAATGAAGTTCGTATAGACCTGCTGCAAGCCGATGCCAAGGCCGAATCCAACACCTTGAACCGCTACTTTGTGCGGCCCTGGTGCGATCTGAACTTTGCACCTGGTCGTCCGTATCCCAGACTGATCATCGATGTGCCAGAGCCTGAAAATACCAAGATCCTGATCGAGGCACTCGAAAAGCTCGTACCGCTGGGATTGAAAGTCGAGCAGTCGGTTATCCGCGACAAGCTCAATATCCCGGCTCCGGCCGAGGGCGCCGAGCTATTGGGCATCCCGCCGCCTGTGGCCACGCCTGTGCTGGCCCAGGCTACTAACAGCGAGCAAATGCCAGCCAAGCTGGTGGCAATGCCGGACATCGTGGATAACCAGGTGCGGACGCTAGAGCGGACGGCGGGGGGTTATATGGATGACATGGTCGAGCAGATCAAGGAACTGCTCGACACCGTCAGCAGCTTGGAAGAGTTCCGAGATCGGCTGATTGAAGCCTATCCAGCGATGACCACCAACCAATTGGCCGATGCGATTGCTGATGGCCTTGTGGCCGCCAGCCTGGCTGGCCGCGATGATATTCTGAGAGGCCTGTAACCATGGCGCTCTCACACGGCTCCTTGCCATTCAAAGAACAGATCGACTACTTCCGTGGCAAGGTCGACCTACCGACCCGCGCATGGACCGATGCTTACGCCGCTGAACACGACTATGCCTTCGTCGTGGCGGGTGCTGCGAAACGGGATCTGCTGACCGACCTGAGGGGGGCCGTAGAGAAGTCCATCGCCAGTGGCACCACCCTGGAGCAGTTCCGCAAAGACTTTGACCAGGTCGTCGGTAAACACGGCTGGCAGTACAAGGGCGAGCGCGGTTGGCGCACCAATGTTATCTGGGAAACTAACCTGCGCCAGTCGTACAACGCTGGCCGCGAAGCCCAGATGGCCGACCCGGAGCTACGCAAACGCCGTCCCTATGCAGTCTATCGTCATGGCGACAGCGCACACCCACGACCAATGCACCTGTCCTGGAACGGCATCACGTTGCCGCTCGATGACCCATGGTGGGCAACTCATACCCCGCAAAACGGCTGGGGCTGCAAGTGCAAAAAATTCATGCTCTCGGTCAGGGACGTTGAGCGCCAAGGGCTGACGATTGGTCCGGCACCGGCCATTGAATGGGAAGATCGGGTCATTGGCAAGAACAGCCCGAATGGTCCAAGCACCGTGCGAGTACCCAAGGGGATTGATCCCGGCTTTGAATATGCACCTGGTCAATCACGGTTGGCCAACCACGTGCCCCAGCTGGGCACCCGCGACTTGATACCTGCATCGTCAGCCGCTCCGGCACCGACAATAGGTTTACCCAACAAGCAGCCAAGCGGACCTTTACCGCAACCCCGGCAGGTCCCGGCAAAGAGTCTGCTCCCGGCCAAAACACCTGCCCCTCAAGCGGTGATGCAGTTCCTGGGCGAGTTCGGGGCTACCGACACCACCCCAGCAGTGTTCCGTGATGTGACCGGTGATGCCCTGGTCATCGGGCGGGAGATGTTCAGCGATGCCAAAACAGGCGCAATAGCGTTGGCCCAACAAGTCAAGGCTCGCGAGTTGCCATTGTTGGCTGAAGCCATTAAGGCACCTGATGAGATCTGGGCGCGCTTGGAATGGCAGCCAGACCAAGGCAAAGCGGTGTTGCGCCGTCGTTACCTGGCGCACGTCCAGGTCAAAGGGAAGACTGATCCAGCTGTTGCTGTATTCGACCAGGGCGCAGATGGCTGGACCGGCGTTACAGGGTTTGTAGATGACAGTGAGCAGTACCTTGAGGCATTGCGCCTGGGTGTCCTGCTTTACCGACGTACCGAATAGAGAGCAGACATGGCTGGTTCAATGCTTGAGGTATCCGTCGATACAAGCCCAGTAGGCAAAGCTCTGGACGATCTGGTCGAGCGACTGGGCGACCTGACAACGCCGCTCAATGACATCGCGGAATACCTGCACCAATCGACTGATGACCGCTTTCGTCAGCAGGTCGCTCCAGACGGTTCGCCCTGGGCGCCACTTGCCCCCTCGACCCTGGCGCGTAAGAAAGGAGGTCGCATCCTGCGCGACAAGGGCACGCTCCAGGATACATTGCGTCACAACGTCAGCCGCAATGAACTGTCGTTCGGTACAGACCGCGTGTACGGCGCCATCCACCAGTTCGGTGGCAAGGTCCAGCATGCAGCCAGATCACAGCAGGTCTACTTCCGTCAGGGCAAAGATGGCTCAGTGGGCAACCGCTTTGTGAAGAAGAGCAAGTCCAACTTTGCGCAGTGGGTTACCCGTGGTGCTCATGACTCCGAGATCAAGGCAAGACCCTACCTGGGCCTATCATCAGACGACGATATCGAGATACTGGCGATCATCCAGGACTATCTTATGGAACCAATAACAGAGTAACGACGCAGAATCACGTAGGCGCTCTAATAGCGGCTTACAGGTACATCCGCCGCCTGTGGATTAGCTAAACAGCGTTAGACCTGCGTTAGATTCAGTTGTAGCAGTATTGATAACGTCTTCGCGAGACCGCTACCCCCACTCTTTGCGTATAGAATGGGTTGACGTTACATTCCCTCGCAGCCTTCCCCTAAGGCGCAAATTCTTAAACCCCGCTGATACTCACTCATTCCGCCTAGCCGCACAGACTGGCGGCATGAAAACTCAACTCGCCGCTAACTCAGAAATTTACAGCTCCGTCGAGCTTTCCGATGGGAAGGCTCCCGACTGGGTTGAACTTATCCCCGCAGGTCCGACCGTCACCGGTCGCGATGGCCGCGCCTGGCTGTTCGATGACAT